CGCTGGATGCGCTTGAGAAGGAGTAAAATGCAATGATTGATAAGATAACAATAATTGACCAGATCACAAGGCAGCAGTTCGAGGACGAGGTGTATTTCATCTGCGGTGAGAACAGACAAGCAGCATCTCGAATCATGATGGCGTTTGATGCGCTGCGTGGCGAACCAAGGGCACTAGCGGTCACGGAGGAACAGCTGAAGCAGATCAAGAGACAGTTCTGGGGTTCCAGTGATGATGTGCTCGGCAATGACATGATTGAAATTGACGAAGCGTATGGCATTGTATGTGAGTGTATTGGGTATGAGGAGGAATGATTATGGAGCAAGAATGGATAAAAGCATCTGAAAAAGTTCCAGAAAATAACGGTGAGTATATCGTCACCTATGTATATTGGGATTCTGACGATTGCGGTACTGTGATTGTTGGCACAGCAGAATTCGACGGATTGCATTGGACGATATACGGCAGGAGTGCATATGAAGCACTTGTTTGTGAGAGGTATCCGGTGATTGTGCGGATGAATGGAGAAACACCTACTGGCACCAAAGTTGATGTTGTTGCATGGATGCCTATGCCAGAGCCATGCGAGTGTTAAACCGAGTGTTGCTAACACTCGCCGAGCGTAAAACGTGCGTTAATTGAGCGTAAAAGCAAAACAAGGAGGACTTATACATGAAGAAAAGAATTATCACAGTTTACGGTAACACAAAGAGACGAATGAGGTGCTGATCATGCGTACAATAACCATATTTTGTGAAACATGCGGCGAACCGGTGCCCGCGCTGAGCATTGCACGTCGGTTCTGCCGAAACTGTGCCCGGGAACGGGAAAACAGGTTCCGGCGAGAAAAACGTGCAGCGCTGAAACGTGCATCACAGCCAGAACGTGCCGCACAACCGGCTGACTGGAATGATGTGACAGAAACCATCAGCAACCTGGTTGACCCAAAGCCTGGTGTATGCTACGTTGTACGCAACCGCATCAGCGGTCGTGTGCTGGCGGATCGGCAGAATCAGGTGATCTACTTCCCGGATGTTGCAACGGCATATAACTACTTAGATCGGCATTATCAATGCGGGGAAGCCTACAGGCTGGAACGGAGGTATCTATGAGAGCAAAAGATTATTTACTTCAGCTACAGCGATTAACTACCATGATTACCCAAAAGAAGGAAGAATTAAGTGGGCTAAAAGCAATGTCAACAAGCATTACTGGTATGGATTATTCCAAAGAACATGTACAATCCAGCCATTCTGGGGATGCCCCGTTCATAAATCCAATTTTTCGCATCATTGATCTGGAGTGTGAGATTAAAGACGAAATTGCAAAGTTTGCCGAGGAAAAGCATAAAATCATCAATCAAATCCAAGGTTTGAGTAATTCGAAGCACATAGATATTCTTTACAAACATTACGTAGAGTTTAAACGATTAGAAGCGGTCGCAGTAGAAATGAATTATACCTACCAGTATACGCGAGAACTTCATGGATTTGCATTGTTGGATTTTGAAAGAACCTACAAAAACCTACAAGATACTATAGACTTCCTACAATGATCTGTGCTAAAATATTATCATGAGAAATCAGCAAGGGAAACTTTGCTGATTTTTTATTTGAAAAAGTTTGAATAAAAGGGGAGGAGTATATATGCTAAATTCAAAACAGAAAAAATGTATTGAACTGATGGTTCCAGGAGATAGAACGCAACGAGAAATTGCAGAAGTCATCCACGTTTCAGAGGCAACAATTTGTAATTGGAAAAAGAACGAAGAATTTAAAAGCGAATATACTTCAGCTCTAAAAAACAGTATGAAGGATGTTGCTGCAAAAGCGTTTAATACAGAAGCGGCCTTGCTGAAAGCGAAAAGCGAAATGGTTCGCCTAATGGCGGCAAAGGATATCCTCGATCGTGCAGGCTTTAAGCCGGATGAAAATATCAATATTTCAACTGACCCTGTGGTCATCGTGAATGATCTGAAAGAGTAGGCGATGATCGTATGAAGGTATCCCTGCAAGAAACTGTTGGGAAGAATTACGCTGACTTTTGGAACACCCGGAAGAGATACCGTGTGTGCAAGGGAAGCCGTGGCTCAAAGAAATCAAAAACTACGGCATTGAATATGATCCACAGATTGTTTGAATACCCCGAAAGCAACGGCTTATGTGTCCGCCGATATTCAAATACTTTACGTGATTCCGTATTCAGTGATTTGAAATGGGCGATTCACAAGTTGGGGTTGGACGGGTATTTTGATTGCACCGTTTCCCCAATGCAAATAACACGCCGCTCAACTGGGCAGAAAATTCTTTTCCGTGGTCTGGACGACGGTTTAAAAATTACGTCCATTTCTGTTGACAAAGGGGTTCTGTGCTGGGTGTGGATCGAGGAAGCCTATGAAATCACGAACGAGGATGACTTCAATAAACTTGATATGTCGATCCGTGGTGAAGTGCCGGACGGCTATTTCAAACAGATTACATTGACCTTCAATCCGTGGAGTGCTACGAGCTGGCTAAAATCCCGGTTCTTTGATACACCTGATGACGACGTATTCACGAAAACTACCACCTGGCAATGCAATGAATGGCTGGATGAATCTGATCGCAACATATTCCTGAAAATGCAAAAAAATAACCCTCGTCGTTACCGAATTGAGGGCGATGGGGAATGGGGTATTGCAGACGGCTTGATTTATACCAACGTTGTTTGCGAGAACTTCGACATAAACGAGGTTCGCAAAATCAGCGGTATCAAATCGGCGTTCAACCTTGACTTTGGTTTTACTGACCCGAACGCCTTTGTTTGTGAAATGGTGGATAACGCTGCAAAGCGTATTTACATTTTCGATGAATGGTATAAAACAGGCGTAACCAACAAAATCATAGCTGAACAAATCAAGGCTATGGGCTACGGCGGGCAGCGGATTATTTGTGATAGCGCTGAACCGAAATCTATTGCAGAACTACGGGACGAGGGCATTCAGGCAGAACCTTCACGAAAAGGTAAGGACAGCGTAAACCATGGGATTCAACTGATACAGAACTATCAGATTGTGGTTCACCCACGATGCACAGAATTTAAGAAAGAAATCGATAACTATTGCTGGAGTAAAGACAAAGATGGAAAGCCAACAGATAAGCCTGACCATGAGTTTTCCCATGGAATGGATTCTATGCGCTACGGCGTTTCTAAAATTCTGTTGCCAGATGCATTCAGTTTTGACTAGAGGAGGTGATGAACATTGGGACATATATTAAGCTCTATTGCTGCCGGATTTTCGGGATTAATGAATACGTTTGCCGCTAAAACTTCTGACATCGTTCTACAGAATCTGGATATGTCAGATATCAATTTTTTAGAACGTGAAATTTCAATGTGGAAAACTAGCCCCGAACGCATGATGCAAATAAAAGGGCATTTATATTATGACGGGGATCACGATATCATTTACCGGAAGCGAACAGCTATCGGCGAGAAGGGCGAACTGATACAGGTGGAAAATCTGCCGAATAATCGCCTGATTGATAACCAGTATGCGAAATTGGTAAATCAAAAAGCGAATTATTTACTCGGGCAGCCATTCGCTATGGAAAGCAATAACAAGCAGTATGCGCAGGCGCTTAAAACAATTTTTGATAAGCGATTTATGAAAATGCTAAAATCCGCTGGTAAGTCTATGCTGGAAGGCGGAATCTGTTGGATTTACCCGTATTACACAGAAGACGGCAAGTTTTCTTTCCGTGTATTTCCAGCATATGAAATTCTTCCATTCTGGAGTGACACAGAACACACGGAAATTGATGCTGCTGTAAGATTATACCTCGTTGCAGAATACAATGGCTCATCTCCTTCCGTTACGGAAAAAGTCGAAGTATTTACCGCATCTGGCATTCATCGTTATGTGCTTCGAGGTTCCACACTTTCCCCAGATGTCGACCTGTACAGCGGCCGCAATGCTAGCTCATATGCATCCGCAATTAACCAGGATGGTAGCATAATCCCGTTAAATTGGTCACGAATTCCGCTTATCCCACTGAAATATAACGAATGCGAAACATCGCTCTTGAAAAAGGTAAAGGCATTACAGGATGGCATCAATGTTATGCTATCTGATTTTGCGAATAACATGCAGGAGGATGCACGAAACACCATTCTCGTGCTAAAAAATTACGACGGAACGAACTTGGGAGAGTTTCGACGAAATTTAGTAACCTACGGTGTGGTCAAGGTTCGCTATGATGGTGAAACCAAAGGCGGAGTTGAAACGCTTGAAATAAAAGTTAATGCCGACAATTACAGGATTATTCTGGATCTACTCAAAAAAGCTCTTATTGAAAACGGCATGGGCTACGATGCGAAAGACGACCGGCTTTCCGGAAATCCCAATCAAATGAACATTCAGTCCATGTACAGCGACATTGACCTGGATGCCAACGACATGGAAACGGAACTACAGGCAACCTTTGAAGAACTTATTTGGTTTGTAAATGCCCACCTTGAAAACACTGGGCAGGGCAGCTTTGACGGGGAAGAGGTAAACATCATTTTCAACCGGGATATTCTCATCAGTGAGAATGATTCCATAGCAAACTGCCGCAATTCTGTTGGCGTTCTTTCCGATGAAACCATTGTCAGTATGCACCCGTGGGTTGATGATCCAGAAAAGGAAATGCAACGGCTGAAAAAGCAGAAGGAAGAAGCGCAAACTGAATTTGAAAAGCAGCAGAATTATAATCCATTTGATTCTGCGCCGAACAGCAATGAAGGCGGTGAGCCTCCAAGTGAATAATGCGGATTATTGGAAGCAGCGATTTGAGCAACTTGAACACGCACAAAACACGATTGGACGGAAATTACTTCTTGAAATCGAAAAGCAGTATAATGATGCGCGGGAACAGCTTGAAGCAAAGATTATTGTGTGGTATCAACGCTTAGCGGCCAACAATGAGATATCCATGGCAGAAGCCAGGGGATGGCTGGAAAGCAATGAACGCAGGGAATTCAAGTGGACCGTGCAGAAATACATAAAATACGGAAAAGAAAATGCACTCAACCAGAAATGGCTAAAAGAACTTGAAAATTCTTCCGCTAAATATCATATATCAAAGCTTGAGGCAATCAAAATACAGACGAGGCAAGTTTTTGAAGCGCTGTATGCTAAGCAGCAAGAAGCGATGCGAAAAGCATTTTCAGACATTTACAGGAGCGGATATTATCATACCGCATACGAAATACAAAATGGTTTTCATATTGGCTGGGATATTGCTAGAGTGAACCAATCGAAAATCGAAAAAGTATTATCGAAGCCATGGGCAGCTGATGGATATAATTTCTCAGAGCGGATCTGGAACAACAAGCAAAGGTTGATTTCAGAAATTCATAATGAACTGTCACAAAACATTCTGATTGGGGCAGATCCGCAAAAGGCGATTGATTCTCTTGCAAAGAAGATGAACACTTCTAAAAACAATGCTGGAAGACTCGTCATGACAGAAGAAGCCTATTTCAGTTCAGCGGCGCAGAAAGATTGTTTTGAAGAGTTAGGCGTTGAACAGTATGAAATTGTTGCAACGCTGGATTCCCACACCTCCGATATTTGCAGAAATCTTGACGGGAAGCATTTCCCCATGAAAGATTATCAGGCAGGAGTTACTGCTCCCCCGTTCCATGTTTATTGCCGTTCAACGACGGTTCCATATTTTGATGAACAGTTTGACATTGGAGAACGAGCAGCGAGAGATCGGGATGGAAATACATACTACATTCCAGCTGATATAAATTACCGGGAATGGGAAAAAACATTTGTGAAAGACAGCTCCGGAAGTGTTGACAAATTAGACGAAAATGGTATAATAGAAGAAAAGAGAAACGCTGCTCTTGAACAACAGAGATATGGCCGTAACAAAAATACTGTTGTAAATAAAACTTATATTGAAAGTGGAGAATACCGAAGAAAATTTGATAATGTTACTGATAATAAAAAAGTAAATAAAACTCTTTATAATTGTGCAAAGAAAGCTTTGAAGCATCGAAGCGGAACTATCTATGAGGATATGTACTGGATTGATGGAAATACAGGTAAGATTCTTGCAAGTAAAACGGACAGCACTCAAGAAAGAGCTATTATTTACACCGATGATATAAAGAATGCTATCGAAAAAAACGATAACATTATTACGGTTCACACACATCCAAGCAGTATGCCACCAAGTATTGGTGATTTTAATTCTGCGTTCAGAAATGGGTATAATAAAGGCGTGGTTGTATGCCACGATGGTAAAGTATTTACATACTCATCCAAACAAAAAGTTGAGAATAGGCTGTACGATATGTATATTCAAGGGTATGTTTCTGATGGATTGAGCGAGTATGAAGCACAAATTCAAGCGCTTGAAAAACTTAAATCAAATTATGATATCGATTTTAGGGAGGTACATTAAATGGCTGTAATTGAGTCTTATATTGATGAAATTGTGGATATTCCGGAAGATATAAAGAAAATGACCAGGGAACAGCTGAAAGCTGAAATCGAAAGACTTGAAAAGGAAGCTGCTGATAAACGCAAGCAATTGAAGCACCAAAGCATTTAAAAGAACCGCCCATGAAACGGCGGTTTTTGTTTTAAGAAGAAGCGCTGAATAAGGGAATAAGAATATTGTAGTGATAGAATGGAATAAATAGTTAATCATACTTGTATAATTTAATATGGTTAGTATAATGAATAATAAAGGCGCATAAAATACTTGCAACCGATTTGTGCAGCATGCCAATCTTTGTGTCGCATTTTGTCGAACTTATTGCAAATTATGTCTTATTGTGATACTATAAAGAAAAACATTACAATAAGAGGTGTATCAAGTGACAAAAGTGAAAATTTATTATTATAGTATTACATTTACTACGAAGGAAAGCGTGTATCAATTTAAAGAAATTGATTTGCATAAAAAACTGCGCGAGTATTTTTGCAAACTTAAAACTAATAATAAAAATGGTTTTGAGGACAATTTGTCAAAAGGACGTTTGACAAAGATGACGAGCCTTTCTTCTTATGAGCACATGAAAAATGAGGACATTGTTTTTCAATCCGATCAAATAAGCGTCGAAATTGGGAAATATGGACTTGAATCCAAATTAGTAGACAAAAACACATTTAGTGTATCACACTATCAGAAAAAAATCGAAGCTCAGATGCACCCATTTTGTTTTTCTTTATTTTATAATGAAGATCAAAAGGTCGGAGTATTGGCAATTGAAGCTATAGGGCATTCGAAAAATAAAGATATTGTCGTAGAGATATTGAAAAATGTGATTTCAGATCCTTCCATTGAAATGAGGCTGTTGCCGATACATCCTGTGCAGGTTGTAAAAAAATTATTTGGTGAAGGAACGATAACAGAAATACGACTTAAAAAGTTTCACTCCAATAAAGATGTCGCGAATTCCGTAGATGGAATGCCATTTTACTCTGAGAATGTCGTTGTAAGATATCAGAAGCCCATATTTCAAAATCGTTCTAATTTTATAAAATCCTTGTTTTCAAAAGACACATCTATTAGTAAGATAGTTGGCATAGATCAAAGTGAAGATGTAGAAGACATTGAATTTACCGTTAAAAGCGGGAACGCAGAAAGAACTGTAAAATATAATTCTTTTTGTAACGTTGATTCTTTTGAAGACATTACAAAAAGTATTGAATTTGCAGATAATGGATACCCTTCGGTAGCTTCGGTATTTTTAAAAATGGATGAATCCGCCATTTTTTATTTAAGTCAACTCAAATTAATACCTGATGAAATCACAAAAGATATATTAAGATTCAACTGTATTTATGAAGATAGGAGCGTACAGGAAAGTGAGGATAATAATTAATATATTAACATCTCCTGGATTTTTCTTTGTTATTGGTTCAACTGTATTCCTATTTTCACAATCAAAGTCCAATTCATACGTTAATATACCAGAAATATTCTCCAATTATATTAAATTTATAAATAAAAATCCAAGAGCTGTTTCATTTCTAATTATTGTCCCATTTTTTATCGCACAAGGAGTAAATCTAGTAACTGTAATCGGAGACGGTTCTCAAGAGATATTGACGCTAAGTGTATCAATTTTAATCACATTCTTTTTTAGCTATTTCGAATTTTTCTCGGCTATAAAAATAGAAAGCGAGCACTCTATAAAGCAAAAAATAATACTAAAAACTCTTAAAGAAGAATCTA